TCTTGCATCTCTTTCAAGCAAGCGTTGAGTTTGGAACGCAAGACGTAATTCGTTGATGGTGGCTGAGGTTGCATTGGTTAAGTCCGCGTAGATGTCCGGGTAGCTCGTGTTGCCGGTTTCTGCCTGGAATACCAGGTCAGTGTCGGCAGCTGTCCAATAATTATCCATGGTGGTTGTCTGCGGTCCACCGGTTTGGCGTGTTGTAATTGTTGCTGCAGTTGAACCTGCGTCGCTTACTTCGAGGCCTACGCCTACGAGGTCTGCTCTTGTTCCGAGTGGTAAATCAACTGCGTCGCCTTTTTGTGGCCACGGTAGCGAACTTGTGAAGTAATCGTGCTTTTTAGCTCGTTTAAGTAGATCGACTCCGAACCTTGTACCAACACCGCCAGCGGCGGTTATTGTGTCGGGTCCATTGCCTGTAGCGCTTACCTCTGAGTCTTGTAGGTTTTCGTCCCTGAACCATTCGTTAAATATGCGAGTATAAGCTCTGAATGGTAGGGCGCTAATCGTATCGAACCCATCTGCCGTTGCTGGCGTGTAGGTCGCTACGCCTGGTAGTCCGAAGTAATCCCATTGTGAGCCAAGAGGGTTATTAACCGTGCTGCTAAAGTCAACGACCGGTATCGTGAAGTCGATGCTATCGCCCGGGTCGTCCTGGGCGCCCATAAACTTTTCGAAGTTATCCCATAGAATTCGATAGGGAACGAAGAAGTAGAAGGTGTCGATATAAATCGAGTCCATCAGCGGGTGCAGTGGTGTTGCGAGTCTTGCAACTATCGTTGTTTTGCAGTTCCAGCTGTCGCCTGGTATTACATCAAATACGCCCATTGGCACGAGGTAGTCGGCATCAAATGCCGTCTTGACGCCGTGTGAAAGATCGAACGTTGATCGTGGTATGTCCGCCCTCGGTACTTGTCCGAAGCGGTGTTGACTTTTGCCGACTTTTGTACGTTGTGCCATTTAGGTGCCCTCTGCGATTTTATCTGTCATTTCTTTCAGGTGGTTTTTAGTTGGATTCCGGTCTGCTGCTACGCATTCCAGTCCGGTTGTGAGTTTTTCGAGTTCTTCGCCTTCCATTTTTCCGGTCGTATCATTGAA